GAGTGACTTACCTGTAACCTTCGTATTAAGCGATTGTTGCCAACCTGACAATATTTTAATCTCTTCACTATCAAACCGTCCAACTAGATTACCAACTCGAAGTTCCATACCACGAAATTCATGGATAAGTTCATAGGAACAGAACGCGTCTCCAGCATAAGCTAAGACCCTTTCAAAGATGTCATCGAGATGTGGATCGTAACGTTCACCAAAAATCATCCGTTTGACGATCTCCCTCTTATCTCGGTCTGGATATCCGTGCCTCCATACGTGACCTAGGAATTCTATGTTGTCTATTTTAGATTTGTTAATGTTAAGTTTAAAACCTACTTTCTTAAATGTTACTGCTAAAGGCCCCAGTGGCACAAAAGTGTGCGAACCAAATAACGAGTCATCACCTAATATCCATACGCGTGAGATGTTCATATTATTCTCGAAGCGTGCATACTGTATCAAGAACATGTTTATAACACTATCAACCAACTGTGTAAACGAACTTCCCGAAGGGATTCCGTGTTCCTTAGTGTAGAGTTCGACACCAGTCTTATCTGCCTTAGGTATCAACATTGGAGTAAATATGAAATATCTTCTTATAATATCTTCGATCACTTTATCTCTACTAACATCCTCGAAATTCTGTAGTAGAGCGTCAAATGCCAAATTAATTAATAGCGGACTTGCAGATTTATCGAATTTGCTGAAATCAATTCCATACACATATTCGTAGTTCTCTTCAAGCCAGTTCACTTTGGCCCCTATTTCTAACTTTTTCCTTGCGTAAGCAAAAGGGCTTTTCATTGGAAATTGGGCGTAGGCCTCGTTGAGTGCGATGGCGTATCTATTTTCCATGTAGGTCATGGAACCTGGGTACATATTTACGTCCCGCTTCTTAGGTCCTTCGTCACCATGCTGTATCCTGTGACCAGTTACACATGGCGGTGGTGTAGCTTCACCATTAATTATCCTCTTCGAAAGAGCAAGATCTTCCTCAAAACATAAACGTTTAGTCTTAAAATGGGGTAACCCACTATTCGTACTTAACTTAGTTTTAGCGTACACTTCGTCGTCACTAAGTGTCTTCAACTTGATAGGCAGTTTGAATGCTGACATGGTCTTTGCCCATGCTTTATGGAAATTTGGGTCCTTCTGAATCTTAGGCACTGGAACGTCGTATCCAAAGGCTGCTTCCCGTATCTCCGCCGTGGTGAAAACGGACTTATTATCACGCTCAATGTTAAAATTATAACCTAGATGTTCACCAAACTCTAGTAACCTAGGATGATAAAGCGGCTTTAAACGTTCTTGAAACAAGAAAGCTTTAACTTTATCACTCACCCTATAATTAGGATTTCTAAGTCTAAGCATAATATATTCCTTTCAATTAAA